CCGCCTCTATACTTAGCCACAACTTCACCCATTGACCAGGCAACACTGTTAGTTGCGTGGTAACTAATTGCGTCATCGTATGAGATCCACTGCCGGGGAACTCCTGAAATATCTAGTGCTAATACTGACACGACAAACTCCTTTGTGTTACTGTCTACATTATTTAATGCCTTGTTGGTGGGTCGTAGAGGATTTGAACCCCTGACTCCTTGGTTCGAAGCCAAGTACTCTGTCCACTGAGTTAACGACCCGTTGTTTATTATATGTTAAAAATGTTTAATTGTCAAATAGTGAATTTGTACCAGTGTATTTAATGTACATCATCTTTGGATACGATAAATATTTTTATGAACATTACTGATATAAATGAAACATGGGGTGCAAAGATTGAATTTGAAGACCCAATGGATTTCTTCAAACAGGATAAGTCACATATGCGTGAGTTATTGTATGAAAAAAAATTATTAGTTTTTAAAAAAATGACCTTTACTGAATTAGACTATGCAAAATTTGCGTATTATTTTGGTAAACCTTGGGAACAAAAAAACTATGCTTATAGTCATGAACGCAGTGATATATTAACTGAAAACAATAAAAAATTTGTAATAACCTCATTTAGCAATATCATAATTAGCACTAAAAAGATTCCATCTGACATAATGCCATGGCATGCTGATATTCCTAATGCTGATATAGACCATTGCTTCCCACATAGAGCATTATGGATTGTTAAAAACCCTAATGCATCTAACTCAGGACATACATTTTGGCTCAATATTGAGGACGGAATTGATTACCTTAGTGATGAACTAAAAGATTTATCACATCGTATCACTGTGTTACAACAAAGTTGGTATTCACCTGGTACTGATGAAAAATTATTTGATTTTATTAAAGTACATCCAGTTACTAGGAAAAAATCTTTAAGACTCAATTATTATGTAAGACCAGGACACTCTGGTGCTTGGATTAAAAAAGTATATATCGATGGAGTTGAACAAGCTGATTGCAGTTTAATACAAACATACATCGATTACTTGTTACAATTCCCTGAACTGTATATAGAACATGTTTGGGAGACATATGATATAGCAATTTATGATAACTATTCATTCATTCACGGACGCACTGCATTACAATTCAATGAAGAAGAAGGCAATGAACGAAAATTTCATAGAATTAATATAGATCATATGTCTGATGAAAATTTCATTAATCAAAATATCTGATTTTGACCTTCAATTTCAACATCAACTATTAAGTGAATTCTATACTCAGTACCATTATTTTCTAACATATGCGGCTTTCTGTTGTTCAGTCTGCTTAACATTTTGTAGGGCATATGTTCATACACATGATCTCCACCACTAAACAATACCTGTTCATTGGTTTTTAAAGGTACATGAAATCTTGAATATACTTCAAAGTATTCAAAAGGATCAATGTGTAAACCTATAGTACTCTTTTCCTCTAACCTCACTATCATAATCCTACCCATTCGCTTGCCGTTTACTTTTTCAAATATCCATTTAGCTAAATTATACGATGATGGGAACGCAGATACTTGCTTATCTACGCAATCTATTATTTTACAATAATCTTTTAGTTCTTTAGGTGGGTTATTAATATCTATTTTATGACTACGAAGGTGTATTGATGTACTAGTATTAAATACTTTACTATTTCTCGACAGATCATTTATACTTGACCAATCTATCGTTGATATTTCATTTAGTGCCGGCATGAAAATTTCGTCTGGCACCTCTCCTAGAATTTGTACTAACATGCGAATATTTATGCGAGTTATTTTTAGCTTGTTCTTTTATAGATTAAATACTGAATGACTCCGTTAGACATATTATATACCCCATTAGATGTTCCACCCGTTCCAAAATGCATTATACTGGACATCTGAAAAAATTAGACTATTTAAATAATCTGGTGGATGATGCAAGGATCGAACTTGCGACCTACTCCATGTCACGGAGTTATTCTACCGCTGAAATAATCATCCGAATTATTTGGTGCCGCTGCTTGGATTCGAACCAAGATAACTTCCTTAGAATGGAGTTTGATGTTGCTGACTGTATCCTTTACAGGATAACCTTTTATAAGCGTCCTACCATTAGACGACAGCGGCATATATAACAGGATAGCAAGTTTACGGATTCGAACCGTTAAGTTTCTTTTTCAGAGAAATTGTGAACCAATCACATTATTGTTTGCTGTGGCTATCCTAAAACTGGCAGAGGGTATAGGAATCGAACCTATGACAGCGGAATCAAAATCCGCGGTTATACCATTTAACTAACCCCCAACAAATTTGGCTGCGTGTTTTTGTCATTCTCATTGAGGCTTGAACGCAAGTTCCTCAAATCAGTTGCAACACAACTTGGTGCCTTCGACAAGAATCGAACTTGTGATAACCGCTTATCAAGCGGACGTTATACCGTTTAACTACAAAGGCTTTTTATGAATTCATGTGTCAATTCATGTTCCAATAAAACAATGACTCTGACTGTGTTTTGTTCTTTTACTTTTTCTATCTTGGTCGTATCAAGTTTTGCTTTGTACGAATTTTTTGGATCTAGATACAAGTCGTATTCCGGAAGATAAAAATCTGCGAAATAATTCCTACCATCATACTTTAATGCTGGCGGTCTAATCCACTGTATTCCTAACTCATTCAGTAATACACTACATTTTAATTCAAATGTACTTTGTAGACAAACTTCCTTACCAAACGAATCTAATACATGAAACTTCTTGCTTCTTCCTGCATTTGGCTGATATCCACCCAGACCTTTATCTTTAGCAATCACTGATAGATGAGCCTTTTGTTCATCAGTGAGATACCTCGGGTTGGAGGTCGCAGTCTTTGATATTGATTTAGCCATAACACTAACTCTAGTATCAGCTTCGGCAGTTAAACCTTTATTCCAAGCTGTTCTTCCGAAGTTGCCAGGAAATTGCACTTGTGTCTTTATCCCGGGACATTTTTCTCCATGACTTCTGGATAGTTGACTTGTTGTTGTTTCTTGTTTACACTTGATACAAGAGCACATTATTTGATATTTGGAAGACATACAATACCTCTTTGTATTATTTATCTTACAGATCAAGAAAGTGCTTATTTTCTGAGTTATTTATTTGGTGGATGTAAGTAGATTCGAACTACTGACCTGCTCCGTATGAAGGAGATGCACTACCGCTGTGCTATACATCCATATGCTTGGGGTGTCACACGGGGAACGATCCCGTACTACCAGTTTCACAGACTAGGGTGCGAACCTCTACACTAGTGACACCATAAAATTGTTTGGAGGAAAGCAGAGGAGTCGAACCCCATCCCATTCTTCATGAGAACCTAGTTTTCAAGACTAGTCGCCGGACCATCCCGACTGCATTACTTTCCATTTGTTTGGTGCAACCTCCAGGGATCGAACCTGGTTCACCGGTGCTTCAAACCGGCGCTATGACCACATCAGCTAAAGTTGCATTATAAGGCGGGAGCCTAACTATCTTGTTGTTAGCAAGCCTCACTAGATTGTCTCGAATAAGAGAGTTTATACTACCTTGTAATCGTGTGCGGTGTCACACAGCCGACCAAAACTGTGCTAGATTACTGGGGACTCAATCTTACCGTCTATCCCAAAACTGGTTCCTCCACCAGGTTACGATCCTGGGTCTTTCGATTATCGGTCAAATGCTCTACCATTGAGCTATAGAGGAATATAAAACAGGATGCATTTTTACGGTTTTGATTAAAAGTCAAATGTATAAAAATTTGCTGTTAGCATCCTAAAGCTGGTACCCCCGGTCAGATTTGAACTGACATATCATACTCCTCTGTTTGAGAGAGGCGACTTTACCAATTTGTCCACAGGGGCAATTATATTTTTGTATCTACATGACGACCTTTAGTATTAGTGGGTTCTACTTTCCCAGTCTCATCATAAAGGTATTGTACGACCTCTGTAACTTTTTTGTGAGAAACAGGATCTTCAAGTGTTGTATACACAGTGGTGCGATGCTTGTGATTAACCGCATCTATTGTATTGTGTATTGATTGAACTATCATGTAGTATTTATGATACCATATAGAAACACACTCAATATTCTTATACGCCCGTGCCTTGCAAGCCGTTAAAATATAAGCGAATGTGTTTTTATATGGTTCTGCCGACCAAGCAGTAGAGCGGTAATGATTCCAGCGATCACCCGGCAGTCTAGACCGGGCACCAACAGCACACCTTGCTCTTACCATATAGAAACACACTACTTGAACCTATGTTTCTCATCGTGTCCACACAGGCGGAATGTGTTTTTATATGGTTTGTAATGTTGACTACCTTAGTGGCCCACAGTCACGTTTGTCCACTCGCTTCTAGGTCGCATTTCTGCCATTACATACCATATAGAAACACACTCCCGGAGACGCATTACCTCCCCGTACCGAAGTATTATGAATTCGAATGTGTTTTTATATGGTAGGGGTTTTATGAGTTGATGCATAAATAAGTGTATGCCTAATTATACAACATTTACATGTTCTTGCATAGTCTGCAAACAACCAAAAACCTCAAAAGGTATTCATTCTCATTATCTCATTTCTCATACAGAAGAAGGACGAGTAAGAAATCGTAAAAATCGTCTTGCTGGTGGATTATTAGGTTCTGAAATTGCTAAACAAAATGCACAGCAAATTCAAAATCAATATTTAGAAAATCCTAACAAATGCAAACAGTGCGATGTCTCTCTTACATACGATCAGCGTCATAATAAATTCTGTTCAACATCCTGTTCGGCAAGTTTTTACAACAAGGATCGAAAAGGTGTTGCTCTAGATGCTACTGTGAAACAAAAGATTTCAGATAGTGTTAAAAAGTTTAATCTAGAAAATCCTTACACCAAATCAAAACAGATGTTTAGCAGACTATCGTATTGTTGTATATGCAACTCTGTCATACAAAACAAAATTGTTAAAACTTGTTCTTCTAAATGCAAGTCAGTGCTGTTATCAAACAACATGTCCGATAGAATCAAACAAAACAGAAGAAGTAATTATCGCAGAGATAAAAGATCTTATCTCGAAGAATCATTTGAAACTTGGTTGTTGGATAATAACATTTCTCTAAAATATGAAACTGAATACACTATTAAAAATCATATTACACAGAAATGGTATTTCGTGGATTTCTACTTTCCCGAAATAAATCTTATAGTTGAACTTGACGGGAAACAGCACGAAAAACCTAAACACAAAGAAGCAGACAAACTTCGTGATGAATACATCGCTACTAATCTAAACTTAAATGTTTTTAGAATTTCTTATGATGAATATCAAGCTGGTTCTAAAATAAACGAATTACTAAAATTATTGGTGAGGCAGGTGGGGTTCGAACCCACAAGGAGATTTCTCTCGCCAGATTAAAAGTCTGGTACCGCAGCCACTTCGGTGTCTGCCCCATAATATGGTCCCACACCACGGTAACGATCCGTGTTTTACCGGTTAAGAGCCGGTTACATCACCTTAATGTTTGTGAGGGATAAGCAGTATTAGAATTTTCTTTTACGTGCCATCCCTAGACCAATACGGGATCTAGAGCGACACTATCGTTTACCTGTCGGTTTCATGTCGTTTCCTTTTCGTTAAGTTTGTAGTGTAACACCACTACGATTTATTGTCAAATCTTTTTAGGTTCTACTGTTTTGCGTAGCGAGTCCTTCTTAACAAGACACTCACGCTTATTTTCAAACCTAAACACTCTAAGATACTCTACTCCATCGATCATCTGAATATCTTTCAAATCTTTGCAGAAGAATTTCTCTTTGTTTCTCATGTTTTCAAAATATGTAATTTTCATAATATTCTCCTTTATGTTTGGTGTTCATTATCTTAGTAATAGTTTCTTTCAATAGATGAACTTCTCCATATATCAGATTAACGAGCAGCGTCACTTTGTCAAGTTTTTCTTGTTGATCCTTAATACAGAACTTATTTTTTGGATCAACATATAAGTCTACCTCAGGTAGATAAAAGTCAGGAAAATATTTTCTTGACTTACCAGTACTATCTTCCCACTTGATAGATTTCTTAGGTCTTATATATTGAATATTGTTGTGGTCAAACCACTGAGCAAGATTGGCTTCCCAAGAGGAATCATACATTTCATTATTGTATACAGTTTTGTTTCCGGCTCTATTTTTTCTTTTTATAAAGAGAAAACATTCTTCTGAACATGTAGTATATTGCGGTTTATCCCTTGATGCTAAGTAATCTACACCACACGCTGTGCATTTTCTAGGTGTCAACTTACAATAAGGACCTTGATATTTACTACCTCGTTTAACTGCCTCACCGACTAATGCTTTATCCATTTTTGCGGCGGTCGCTTTTACGGAAGCACCCCTTTTCAGATTGGTTTCCTTTGTAAAAACTCTAGCATTAGCACACTTCCTAGAACAAAATATTCCAGGTTTTTCATGCAGTGTTTGACATTTTGGGCATATTTTCATAATTGAACCTCTACATTAGTATTTAGCATAATAATGTAGAAATCAATTATTTGGTACCGCGTGCCTGAGTTGAACAGACGTTCCAAGTTTCGTAGACTTGTGTATTTTCCACTATACTAACGCGGTATTAAATTTTGGTACTCAGTACGGGAATCGAACCCGTCTTTACAACTTGAAAGGCTGTCGTCCTTACCGATAGACGAACTGAGTATAAATTTGGTGCTCCATGACAGACTTGAACTGCCTTCTACGGACTACAAAACCGTTATTCTACCACGTGAACTAATAGAGCATATAAAACAGGATCACTTTTATTGGCGGATGCTCTACCACTGAGCTACAATTAAGGTGGGATTCGAACCCACGACAGTCTGCTTGGATTAAAGTTTGCTGAACTGATCCTAAAACTGGTGGAAGCCGAGGGAGTTGAACCCTTCTAGTCAGCAATCTTGCAAGGATCACCCGTAGCCCGCTACTGCCCCCATTAAATTATTTGGTGGAACCCTAAGGAATCGAACCTCTTGCCAACCACCCACCTTATCATGGCTACGATTTTACAGACCGCAAGCGGGGAAGGGCTCCATTAAATTGTTGGTACACCGTATGGGTTTTGATCCCATCTCAATAGTTTGAAGGACTATCGGCCACTCCAGCTGCCTCACGGTGTGTATATTGGTCTCCGTACTAGGATTCGAACCTAGACCACTCGGCCCCAAACCGAGTACGCTGCCTGATAACGCTTTACAGAGATAAAATTGGTGCGGGGTAAGGGAGTCGAACCCTTGACTAAACGTTGGCAACGTCTGATTTTACCGTTAAACTAACCACGCTAAATATTAAAATGAAAAAACTATTTCTTGCCATTCTTTGTGCGATCTCTACATTAGCAAACGCAGGTGAATGGTCCAGTGACGATGAAAAATTGTATATAGCCAGTCAAATAGCCATCGTAGCTGACTGGAGTACAACAAGATATGCCGCAAGAAATAACTTTTCAACCGGAATATATGAAACTAATTTTATATTAGGTCATCATCCTAGTGTTGGTAAAGTTGACTTATATTGTATTGCTTTACTAGCAACTAATCACTTAATTGCCGATGCTCTACCGGACGAATATCGCACTTATTATTTTACATTTAGACTAGTATCACATGGAGGTGCAAGTATGCACAACATGGAGCTAGGCTGGAAAATGCAATTTTAATTTGGCAGAGGTGACTGGATTCGAACCAGTGATCACGATTTCAAAGACCGTTGCCTTAGGCCAGACTAGGCGACACCCCAACATAAACTGGCACCGTAGACGGGAATCGGACCCGCCGCATCTTGATAGACAGTCAAGTATCACCCCCAGGTGGACTCTACGGTATAAATTGTTTGGCTCCGTATCTGGGTAACGATCCCAGCTAGTCATTGATTAACAGTTAAGTCCGTGCACCATGCTCGAATTCTACGGAATAAAATTACATTCTAAAACACACTAAGTTACTTAGGCCGCAATCGGGGCCATTGTTCGCAAAGTATGTTTTAGAATGCCGTGTATTATTACACGACATGATAGGGTTGATACCCTACCCAGTGATTTTACAATCTGCGTTATCGCCACAGACTTCATCCTACTGTCCGCCCATTCTATACATTTTGCGCTGTATTACGGCTCTCGTTGCCTATTCACGCTGCCTATCATTTTACCTTATATAGTATCTGATAGACTTTTGCTCGTTGTAACTTATTAGCTAACAACTGTGCAAACTGTTCTTTTGACAAAACATGATCAGTAAACCAATCATTCTTTTTTTCAGAAGAACCCGATTCTATTACACTTTTCATTTACTGTCAAATTCCTTTGTTGTATTTTAGAGACACATAAACAAAAACCCCTGAGAACTTTTTAGTTTCCCAGGGGTTTCATAATCTTTTTAGAGTTGATACTTTAGTATCGTTCTCCTTCTATGAAACTCCCTGGTAATCCCTCATCATTATATGATGTGCGAATACTCGGTGCAGACATATTACCCGCAAAGGCTAACACTGGTGTCTGAGAGGCTATCTGCCACTGACCCGTATGTTTTAGCGATTGACAAGTAAAGTTTTTCATAGTAAAGTTATTTAGTCCTGGTTAAAAATTTCTGCAAATAAGCACTGTTTTTTATGCCTTTCCGCAATTCATGTATGTATTGTAGCACTGTCTCCAATTATTGTCAACAATTTTTTCAACAATGTTCCCAAAACACAAAAATTCTTGTTGAGTCAATTTCTCAACCCATGCTGAAGTGTAACATAGTTAGGAATTAATGTCAACACCTTGTTGGTTACCGATCAATTCTAGCACCTTATCGAAGGTTGGTCTGACACCGTTGTAAAAACAAGTGATGCTCACACAGTATCTAGGCACATCACCGGTATAGTCAACCAAGTGAGGAACACTGGCGTTGATCAATGTAGTTTTATTCTGAACAACTGTTCTAGCAACTTCTATGCAACTAGACTTTGCCATTCTGAGGTATTGATTGCCGTGTTCAGTTGCAAACTTAATTGTTTTGATATTGTCTCTCTTTGGTTGCATCCAAACCATTTCACCTACGCCTGTTGCCCAGTTAAATTTAGGAACATCGCCTTGTGTACCGTCACCATCAATGTGCAGGTATGTGCCTGTGTGTAGTCCGGGAGGTGTCACAAATAACTCGCATACAGGAATAGTTAAACCTAAGGAGTCGGCCCAAATAGCAATGTTATCAGGTAGAGGTATTTGATAAATTTTTACCTGATCTTCTATCGGAAAGTCTTTATACTGACTAAAATCTACTGATAAGTCATTGATTATTTTATAGTATATCATTGAAATTTAGGTAAAAATCTCGGTAGCTTCAGCCCAAGAAAAAAAGCGACCTCTTCTTTTCAATGGTGTTAAGCTAAAGCAATAGCGTGGCTCATCAATGTTAACAACATCATGTGGGGTGGCAGCATTGACCATAAGTGTGCCTCCGCCTGTGAACGATTCAACTTCTTGCATACCATTATAGCTATCATAATATTCATATGGTAAATTCAAATCAGTTCTCATATGTTCGGTTGGCGTTAATTTTTCAGCAGATTCAAATACTCTCATCGTTCCTCCACCATATATCCAATTTACCTTAGGAAAATCAGTGACATTTCTAAAATCAACATGCAATGGTGAACTTCCACCAGTAGGATATACCAATGAACTAAAATGCCCTAGTAATAGACCTTTTGATTTTAACCAATCATTTACTATGTCATATGTCTCATCGTCTATTTTACAATTTGTAAATGCCTGGCCAGGTTTAGTGGTAAAGTTAAAGTTTGGTGTAACCTTTGGCAAATCTTGTAAAATTTTTATGTATGTCATAGCTCTACTAATGAATATCTTTGTTCAACATAGTTAATAATCTTTGTTGTAGGTTGTGGATATGTTCTTGGATAGTCATAATCAGGGAAAATAGTCTTTACAGTAATTTGATGTTTATTCCAATTTTTTGCAAATGTCCTACAATGCGCTTTCCACAATCTATCTGTATAGCTATTTATATTGAAAGTAGTCATCCCAAACTTATATTTCTTGCGTTGCATCAACATTTGTTCAGGAATACAGAATGAACTAAGCAATCCAACTGATTCATATCCGCTATCAAGGACAACAAAACTCCTAGCACCTAAAATACATGTATCTTCATTATACCCATAAGTCAGACTGAGTGCTATAATTTCATCATCTTTATCAAAGACCATACTTATATAAGCGTCCGGTTCAGCAAGTTTTTTCCAAATACTTGCTGGCGAATCCTTAAATTCTTCTAAGTAGTTTTGATCACGATTTGGATATTTGCTATCTAGTCTAGCAATTGATCTTTTATACTTATCCATATAGAGAGAAAGGAATTCATCTGACGAAACAATAGTGTGATTTAAAGAGGTGAACATATTTTATCTATTAGTTGTTTGTCCGTGTCGCACAAGCGGTCGTAGCTACTAGGAAACTTTTTTTGACATGCAGAATTTATTGTTGGCAAATCTTCATACTTGATGATTGACAAATTTAATTCTTTAGCCTTAACATGTGATGCCTCAACTTCATCTTTAAATTGATTCATGATTATAGGATCAACAATAGAATATTCAAATCTTTCATTATCTGATTCTGTCATATGAGTGATGTCACCTAAGCAATATTTTCTACCGGCAGCATATATGTAAACTCCAGTGTAAACTGCTATAGCATAACTAGAAATCTGTTCTTTTATATTTCTAGTTATATAGTGAACTTCGTCCGACAGACTAATTAATCTATTAATCCATTCAACTGGTAATCTATGAATGTGTTCGTGTATAAGAAAATCCATCTTAGAAGTTTCTAAGAACTTGCAAAATATATCAAATTCTGTTTCAATATCAAATCTTCGTTTACTATATTCTCTATTAACAGTGTCATCATCATTAAACTTTAAATAATAGGAACCATCAACATAGCCATCTACTGATAATGTATATTCTTCGTGTTCTAATACATAACGATCATTAAATAATTTTAACATCCACTCTTGTAAAACAATAACCTCAGCATTATACCCAACGGTCTTTCTGAGTGTTTCAGTGTAATGTGTGCTTCCTGATCTAGGAGTTGATAATACTAGTTTTATCATATCACTCCCATAAAATGTAATCTATGGTAGTTTGAACAATTCATAAAAGTATGTTCTTCCTTTGTGTTTACTAGATAAACACCACCACATGGTAGATGTTCTATTATGCCCTTTTTAAATACAAAATAACAGTTAACATTAGTGATTAACGGTATGTGAATTCTATATTCCATATCTCTATGCATACTATAACATGAGTATGGTGGAACCCACATTAATCTTGTTCTTGTCAATTGATACTTGTTAATCAATTCTTCAAATATGGTATCTTTAAAATAGGGATTGATGTTATTGTATAATTTTTCATTACCACGCAATTTGCCAACTGCACTACTCCAAGGATCTTCGTCATCCTTATACTGCAAGCTTGTTTGTCTTTTTAAATTGTCATTTATTTTTACTTGCTTATCCATGGTTTCATACCATACGATATCTTTTTCCAATTCTTGATATTTAGATAGTATATCGGTTATGTCAATAGTGTCAATTTCTTTTATCATAGCACTATTTAATGCCAATAACCATGTATCTAGTGAATCCCCATGTATCATACTGAAAATCTTTCTTACCAGTATAATTAATTTTAGACAATGGATATGTTGCCATGAACTCACTCAATGATTTTGAATGTACATGATGATCATCATGTGGCATGTTATTACCCTGCAATATAACTCTAGTACCATTTGGGATAAAATTAAACCAATCTAGTGTTTCAAAGTGTTCAGTTGATGTATTGATGATTAGGTCATAATCACCATCGAATGGTGTATTACAATCTTTGGTATATGCTTTAAATTTCCAATTTTGAAACACCCAGTTGTTGTTAATCATATCTGCGATTGATTCACATTCTGGATCAATGTCAAAACTTTTAATGTTGTTGACTTGAAACTTACCTCTAGATAGTAACAAGAATGCGGTAATGCCATACCACCCACCGTAAATATGAGTGATATGGCTTGACCAATTTAGATTTTCTAATTCTTCACATAACCATAATTTACTAGCAATCTGACCATTAGAAAATGCATCATGATTTATCATGCTTTATGCCATTGCTTCGTAATCTTCTTTTCCGCAACCGCATTCAGGGCATTCAAAATTCTCTGGCAATTCGTCCCACTTGCCTTCTGTTTCTTCGTCATGTACATGACCACATACGATACAAATATAATCCATTATCGTGCCTCCACTTGGTTTAGTTCATCCAACTTACTTTGATATGCTTCTGCATGGCGCTTTTCTATTTTAGATAGTGCAGAGAATCGTTTTTCAGCTTTGGTTAATAGTTCTTTGAACTGAGATGCATGTTCTTTGCTTTCTGCAATTTGCATATTAGCTTCGTTAGCAAAAACCAAATTACCTTCAAATTCTGCTGTTTGTTTGAAGTTTGGATACATGGTAGTGAACTCGTATGTTTCACCATCAATTGCCATTTGCAAGCATTCTTGTGTTGTTGGCTTTTTTATCATTAGCTCTAAGTGACCCCAAGAATGTAGTAACTCTTGGTCTGCGGTATGTTCAAAATGTTTTGCAATTTCTTCATACCCTTCTTCTCTAGCAATTTTAGCAAAATAGCGATACTTGGTATGTGCTTGACTCTCACCGGCGAACGCATCTTGCAAGTTTTGCATTGTTTGTGACATAATTTTCTCCTTGTGTGTCTGTGAGTATATACTACTCAATCATATTTATCTATATGTTTTGGTCAATCTTCCTGTGTGCCTAGTCCATTACTGTGTCTATCAGAAAGCTTTTCTGTATCTTGGAATATTCTTTTTTCCTGTGCAGTTAATTTATCTTTATGAGTCTTACGAGGATTACCGCATAGATAACATTCTGGATTACCACAATCCATAGCATGATGCTTTGCTAGTCTATGTGGTTCTTTTTCATCACGACTTTTGTATCCAGGAATGTTGTGTTGTTTAGCAATCTTTAATTGCTTTTTAATAGCATTTTCATCCTGCTGTAGTCGCTTACTATGTTTAAATTTGTCTTGATCAGTACTCACTTTGATACCTTATTTGTTTTGTTTAGGAATAATGTTCTTTGATGGTGAAGCAGATGTAGGATTTTGTAGTTGTGATGTTCTGGTGTTTTCTGGTCTATTCCAAGTTGTTAATTTTGAACCATTCTTTTCTACAAATTGTTCAAGCAATTTTCTTCCAGTTCCTATATGTTTTAAGTTTGCCATATATTAAAATATCAATCTATAATTTTTATACCGTTCTATACACTCAATTGCATACTCTCCCTCAACCACAGGTACTAGATTTTTAGGTTGAGTAACTTCTTCAGGAATGCATAATACATTTGGTACTGATGAATCGCCAAACGGTTTTATCTCTGTCCTTGGTTTAAATGTATCAGTCAATGGATCAGTTTTACTAATAACCCAATATTGCTTATAACCCTTTTGCTTCATGAAACTAACACATTCAGCCCATACATCTACATCCATTGCTTCATAAAGTATGACGGGTTTAAATTTGTCAATTGTCTTTTCAGCACCACGCAGTACTCTCATCTCATTACCCTCTACATCAATCTTAATCAATGTGCATCCGGATAAACTAAGATTATCTAATACAATAGAAGGAGTTGTTATAGTTGGTAGTTCATCATTGTCTGGAATTTTTACTTCACCGTAATTTTGTATTACAGTTTCATCAAAGTCTGTTAGTGTAATATCATCAGAGGTATCACTTATGGCAGCATTAATTAATGCAATATCATTGTAGTTTTGACAATTATATGATGCTACTGCAAAATGCTTTGGGTGCGGTTCAAAACCCAAACATTTACAATTCGTATTCTTGTGTACACCTAATATATGATAACCAATATTTGTACCAACATCAATATAAAGAGAATCTTTGTCTAAAAAATTAGACATGATTTCTACTTCAGCATGGCAATATTCACCATATAAGCGTAATGCATAACTAATTACAACATCGTTTTTGTATACTGCTAATGTACCTACTCTAGTTTCCGTGCCAACTAAATTTGGTTTTAATTTTTCAAATAAATTAGATAATTGTACTGTTTTGTCTTCGGTGATAGTTGGTTCACTCATTATATTAGGTCCTCTGAATTACTTATCACTATCCATCCTAATCTTAACAAATCTTGTTTTATTTCTTCAGTTACATGACTCTCACCTACATATGATTTTATTTTCAAATAATGTTCCTGATCTTCTTTGGTCAGTTGATGGAATTGTTCGTCTTCCATGTCTTCACTATTCTTGATACCACTGCAATACCAATCTATGTAGTCACCTTGTTCACGCATATCAGCGATGATACCACCGGCATGACGCCAACTACAGCTCCATCGTTTCTCGGTTAGTAATGGCCAAACATCATTCTTAGTAAAGTCATTATTGCACAATGCCGCATACAAGTGCTGTGCATAAGTATCGTCACCTTTTACTTTATCAAGAATCCACTGAGTGGATCGCAAATCGTACTCCATGTTGTCGGTCTGCCATTCGATTGATGCTTCTAACTCTGCTTTCTGTTGGGCATGACTTTTGTAAAAATCAATCATATCCTCAGCCTCTTCGGCGGTTTTTCTACCCTCTTCAACTGCCTTGAGTTGATTTTCAATACTAAACGATCCTCGTTCTGGACTTTTACTAAGTAACATATTATTTTGACCTTGTATTAGAATAGAAAACATGGTTACCAATTTTAGCTACTTGCTTATATGGCCATAATGGATCAATGTATATTGAGTGGAAGAACAATGCTGTCTTTGGAATAACATTCTTATACATTCCCATAATCATAACTTCATATGCCACAGCTTCAGCTTGCTTATACTTTAAACTGTCTTTATTTGGATCAATTGCATTAGCACATACCCAACTAAACTGACATACTGTATTTTGTTTTACCAGTGTTTTTTGATAGATAACTTTGCACGGGGTTTCAGCAAAACCTTGGTTGACTCTATTCAATACAACTCTTGCAATTGCCGCTTGTCCAGAACGAATTTCTGAACCAGCTTCATAATATATATTCTTTGCCATGCATGCCAATTGTCTTAACTGAGATTTTGTTAAGTTAATGGCGGTAGGTAATACATTAGTATTCATTGGTTGAGTTGGCAAAGGAAAAGCCATGATTGTAAAAAACATCATGGAGAATAGTATTATTTTATTTTTTAACGATAAAATCATAATTTCCTTTCTTCGTAGCAGTATACTACAAAGTTAATTTGTGACCAACAGTTTTGGTCACTGTACCCAACAGTCACAATTACATAGTACTACATTGTCAATAGCTTGTGGTACTGTATATTGTGAAGTTGGTAATGTACTTGATGCAACAACCGGAATTAGTTGTTTTGGTATCAAGTTTTGATAAGGTGATCCCGCTAGACTTCCGGGTACAACTGACATGCCTGTACTCATTGGTTGATTATTTATAATATACTTTTGAGTAGTAGTGTTAACATAACCCAATGCATTATTGGGGTATGCAGGTGCAGAATTTGCTAGTACACCATTACCAATCCATTCAAATTGTTGTTCGGGTGGTATAGTAGCTGATATGTTGTCATCCAATGGTATGCCTGCAATATTCAATCTTGTTTGATTTCTTGAGGATCTCATTAGTCCTATAATACTTTGTCCAGTAACATTGGATACATCACTTATAGCTTCCAATGTTTGTGCTGCCATATTTGGGAATGTGTCGGCTGCAAACTTAGAAGTAATAGTATCTACAAAACTATATATGACATTTGGATATGAATTAATAGTAAGTCTAGGTGAGGGTAATGTGTTATATCCCATAACTCTAGCCTGTTGTTCTATGCCTAATTGTGTTCCTGTGTTAGACCATAGTGTGTTTAAATCTGCCGACTGTGTTGGATACTTTGAAAGTATATTGGCTATCTCACTATTAGCAAAATCAATCTGTGCTTGTATTTGAACATCGCCACCTGTCTGTGTGGCAGTATATAAATTATCATATATAGTAGCTAGTGCAGATGTTTGTAACTGTTGTATGCTAGTTTGTATTTGCATCCAAGGATAAGGTAAACCTGACATACATCCAAAGAAATTACTATAAGTATATGTACCATATGGCCCACTACCTATAGCAATCATAGAAAGACCATTTTGTGCTTGGTCAGTATTGGTAGGCAGATTAGTACCATTGATTAGATTTAAGTTTTGCGTAGTCTCAATTGAATTGACTACTTGTGCAAACTTCTCTATAGGAACATTACTAATATTCTTTATCTGTTGCATAGACATACTAAATGCACCGCTAGCAGTAGCTATGTCTGATGGTAGTATATTATACAAATAGCTACCAAATCCTTTAGGTAAAGCTTGTATAGTTGTAGTTGTACTAGCACTAGTACTTGGTGTACCAGGTGGAATGATAGTTCCAATCTGATCCATTATTGCAGGACTAGTCAGTGCCGCAGTAACAGAATTGTCTGTGTATATCGTGTAATATGTTTTGCTATTAGTTGGCAAATTTAATACAGCGTTATAAACTGGAACAGTGATTGACTGATAACTATTAGGGAACAGTTTCTTTACATTTAATAAATCAGCTAATGTGTTAAGTCCAACAGTATTACAATTTAATGGTATTAATATCTGTGCTAAGTCAACACCAGTGATTATTAAAAATGCAGCATAGATTTTCTGTTGCTGGCTAGTAGTAACACGAACATTGTTTGAAACCTGATCAATATCAACATTAGTCAATCCAGTTGCTAATAATGCTAATGTTAGTGATGGTGTTATAGCATTATACCTTTTTAATGTTGCTAATAGATTAGAGGGAAAACCAAATGTACTAATTGTAGATAGGTCTAATGCTTTGCCTAAATTAATTAAATCTTGACCAAATTCAAATGTTGATAAACTTACACCTGATACATCACTAGATATCAAGTCATCCATGTTACTGTATGTACCTTGCAAGAATGACAATGAATTCTGCATACTCATAATAGCACTATTTGAAGTGTCTATGAATGCTGATGCTGATATAAAGCTACCTAAGAAGTCAGTATATTTACCATCAATACTTAAAGTACTATTGTAATTAAATTCGTCATATGCTTGCCATGGGAATAATCTAACATATCCATAACTTGCAATTTGACCTGTGTAACTAGCTCCGCCCCAACCAGGACTACCTGTATAAGTATAGCTAGGTGGTATCGTATTTCCAAGTGCAGGAATAGTTGTTCTACCTATACTAATCAAATTACTATAAGTTGTACTTGTGATATCACCATTGTTAAATAATACCCATCCTGCACGAATAGCGGAGGTTAATTTATTTAAAACAGTTTCTGATATTAGACTACCATATGTATAATTGTCTATTGCTGTACTTGAGCCAACATAGCCAGCAGTAGTTTGGTTAATAGCTAAACCTTGTGTTGCTAATAATCCACTAAGTGCATTAACACCTAATGGACTTTGTTTTCCAGTATTACTCATGGTACGAACACATCCTCACTACCTTGTACAATAGAATGACCGCAGCTATTACCTGACCCCACTCTAAGAACTTGACTACCTTCAGCAAATACTGTTGGACTTGCATCAGTTGTATGTGCTGCTTGGTGCGGTGGATGACTACTACGGTTCCAGGGTGCATGCGGAGTCATTTGACTATCATGTAAGCCGACTGGGATTCCGTTACAAAAAACCGTTGCGGCACCACGCATAATTGCGCCACCTTCTTGATTTGTATCACCCAATCTGCTTAGTCCTGCCATATTATCCCAAGATTAGTTTTTTATCCGGTACCTTAATACCAGTTGTTGCTTCTAAATACTTCATTCTGATGCTATCATCAGTTTCAGCATAAATGGCAATACTATTAGTATTTAGCTTAAATGTACCCTTCGGATCTGCTGTAAATACGCTAGGAATCATTTGCATGCCTTGCTGAGAAGGAGCAATAGATACAGGTTCTTCAATTTGAATGTAATCGTTTGTTGTTTCAATTACCTTTGTAATTAGTTCTTCACCTGAGTTAAGTTTAAGTGTATATACTGTATTTGGTTCTAATTGCATTATGCGCTTTCTGTTAATTTTTGTTTGAGTTCATTAAACCCACCCACAAGTTCTCCGTCTAAAAAGATTTGTGGAACTGTTCTGGCTGTTGGTACAGCTTCTAATAATTCTTCTTTAGTGTATCCATCACCGATTTTCTTTTCTTCAAATGGAATACCTTTTTGAGTTAGTAGTGCCTTTGCTTGTTCGCAATAAGGACAGTGGTAGCGTGACCAAATAATTGCTTTCATATTTTTCTCCTTCAATAATTGTAACATGAAAATCCATATTTGTTAACATATATGGACTAAATAGTAGTGTAGTTCGCGGAACTGGAATTCCCAACTACTCTAACGCTTTAAAGGAGCAATCAGCATGTCTATTTATTACGTATACGCCTATCTACGAAAAGATGGCACCCCTTATTACATTGGCAAAGGCTCAGGAAGACGAGCATTTCAGCCTCACCGCACAAAAGAAGGTGGAATTCACACCCCGATAGATAAATCTAGAATCATATTTTTAGAACAAAATTTAACTGAAATTGGTGCGTTCGCTTTGGAAAGACGTTACATTGAGTGGTATGGTCGAAAAGACCTGAACACTGGAATACTACACAACCGAACAGACGGTGGTGAGGGCGGTAGTGGGGCAGTCAGATCAATTGAGTTCCGCCAAAATGCCAGTAAATCTTTAAAGGGTAAGAAGAAAACTCCCGAACACATATCTAATGTAGTGGCTGCAAGATTAGCTAGTCCTAAGGCAAGAGGATATACTGCGTGGAATAAAGGTTTGCCCAACAAGATGAAGGGCAAACAACTGGGTCCTAAATACAAAGTAATATGTCCGCATTGCGGGTTAGAAGGTGGTTTCAATGCAATGAAAAGATATCACTTTGATAACTGCCGTCATATATTAGGCAATTCATTATAATCTAATGAGTCAGACATAACTCCTATCACGTAATTGGTACTCTCCGTTTCCTGAAGAGCAGATTGTTTCTTGCTAGTATCACTATGCTTGTTGAACCAAGGTATAGGTGTACTCTTTGGCGCAGTTGCTTGATACTTAATACCAATGTCTGCTAATGCGCCTTTTGCCGTATAGTCAACAAAGTCTTTCAGAACAGTTGCGTTCAATCCAATAACAGGACCCATCTTGAATAGATAGTCTGCCCATGCTTTTTCTTCACGGATAACATCCATGTAAAGTTGATAGACTTCCTGCTCACACTCATTTTTGATTGCTGCAAATCTTGGATCTTCTTTTACAACTTGATTGATAAGATAGGCTGTCCAACCCTTATGCAATAGTTCGTCTTGTAAAATTAAACTGATAATGTTACCATTACCAATAAAGATTTTGTTCTCAACCATTGCTAGGCTTGTAGCAAAACTTACCATGAATCTAAATGCTTCTAATGCATAACTTGCATGTAGCGCCATGTAGATTGCTTTGATGTGATCTTTTTCATCTACTGCATAACCATTGTCATTCAATTCTTTGCGGCAGTTTAGTCTATGTAAATAATCATAATATTTACCTACACTACTTGCCATATTAACAATCTCTTGTGTGTCGTGGATAGTATTGAATACATCTTTAGGCACATTGTAGATGTTGCGAATGATGTGACTGTAACTACGACTGTGAATGTTAGTTTCAAAGAATGTCCAGTTATAAACAAGTGCTTCTAGTTCAGGCAAACTAATAACAGGTGCAAACACTTGACTTGGACCACGACCTTGCAAACTGTCTAATGCAGTTTGACGCAATAGGTTGCTAGTGAAGATATGTTTAACTGCATCACTTGCTTCTTTGAAATCATTAGCATCTTTAGTAAGACTTACTTCTTCCGGTACCCAGAAGAAACCACGTGCTGTAGTTTCAAAGTTTGCAATCTTTTGATATTTGACTTCTTCAAACCGTTGAATGGTTACTGGACCTGCTGGGTCTAGAAACATCTTGCGATTAAGATAGTCGGTAGGTGTGTTTAGGTTATATTGTTGTTGGCTCATTGTTTATTTCTCATATAAATTTGATATATCTTCATGTGTTAACAAATGTTCGTTCCACACATTTCTATTTTGTACTACTGACTCTTTCAATAGTCTCCATGTCTTTTCTTGCTCAGTTTCTGTCCATTCAAAATGCAAACTGTTTAATGGCGGCCTGCCAGTTGACTCATCATATAAACTGCGATGCTGTATATATGATCTTAACCATATACGCTTTCCACTAGTTACTCTAATGGGCCACCATGCAAACTTAATATTTTCCACTGGCCAGTACTATCTTGCAAATATGCTCTAAGCGTTCAATGTGTTCGTAGGCACGCCATGGACTTGTATCAATAGCAACTACCCCATGCCCTTTGATACCCACAATATCATAAGCAATATTACCTCGAGCATCCAACTGCAAATTTTTATGACACTCATCGGCTAACTCTTGGCTAATAGGAGCAACATCGCCCACATTGGGTGCCACTTTAGTATAACGATTGAGTTCTGGAAAAGCATCGCTAATAGTACTAAGATCAATACCGGCATGCATGGCCGCAATACAATAAGTGGGATGCACATGAACAACCACACGAACTTCATCTTCGTGTTGTCCCATTTCTTTCTGTAGACCAAAGTGCAGAGGAATTTCTCCGCTGGGTTTTAAATTTCTACTGATATCGGTATACTCTAATTCTTTCCATGCGTATCCGTATACACCTGTACTATACCCACTATTGATCCATTTATCAATTTTTATCTTTTTAAATTGATCAGGTTGCATTGTTTGTTTACGCACACCGCTGGGTGTAATGTAAAAGTGATCACGGTCGTGATGACGAATACTTACATTGCCATCACGACTGGTAATCCAATTACGCTTGTATGCATCAACTAATATATCGCAAATAGTTTCTAGCATTTACTTCCCTATAATCCATGTTTTATTTTTTTTACTGTAACGGAACCAAAATACTTTTGATTCCAAATTCTTACCGTAATGTAATAGAAATCCAAAACTACTTTTATCTGTTAGTGGATAAAAGTTGAATCCGTTACGTACTTTCTCACCTTCTCGTCTGATGTATATCATAATTTCATCCATTCTTGGTCTTGTGTTGGAACCCAACCACTTCTAAAATACTTTACCATATTCATATATGGACCCACTTCTTTGCCATTTGTTTTCCAATCATATTTCTTATTCATTGTCAATCCATATAACTTACAGTATGATGGCTTTTCATTTGCTAACCATATTTCATAAATCTCATCGGCTCTTTTCCATAGTGCTAATGTAACATCAGTTGTTCTTGGATGTTTCCACGGTTTAACGCCAGCACACGGATTATTGCTTTTCATTCTCTCAGACATTGATTTTATTGTTTTATCTGAGAAATTTACTTTATTCTTATAACCTGTTTTTCCTTTATTCCACGTACCGTTTAGAGTTGACGGATTATTTGGACCACTCATATACTCGCTAAATCTTCTCTTTAACCATCCATACATTTTGTTGCCTTGGCGTTTAGGACCTACTCCGCTTGCGGTCATAAACATTGCAGCCCTTACTAATCCTATTTCATCTGGATATATTTTTACTAATAATTGATGACACACATAATGTTCTTCTGCTGTTAAATTGACTAAGTTAGATGAATCGTCAGTTCCACCCATACATCGCGGAATAATATGATGGCTTTCGGTGTATCCTTCAAATATTCTGTTTTTTCCTCGTTTAACGATACTGTCGTATATTTTTCGATAATCCATATAAGTCTCCTGCAAGTTTATTTATCACAACTTACAGAAAACTTATAATTTACAAGACTAGAGCTTGCAGGCAATACAATCCTCTTCGTCGTCAAAGTCAATTGGCTCCAACATTGTAGGAGCGTCTTCTGCCACTTGTTTGCTACCAGCTTTATTTATGAGTGAGTAATATAGTGTCTTTCCTCCCCAATAGTAGAAGTTCATCAAGTTCTTAGCAATCAATGTTGTAGGAACTTTTCTGTCAGGGAAGTGTGCAGGATTGTAGAATGTGTTAGTGCTGATACTTTGATCCACATATGCTTGAATGACAGCACTGGTCTTTAAGTATGCTTCACAATCAGTTTGATCCCACATTAGTTGATACTTGTTCTTTAGTTTGTGATACTCAGGAACAACTTGAACAAAACTACCTGCTTTACTTTCCTTGACACTAATTAAACTCATTGGCATTTCAATACCATTTGTAGAATTAATTACTACACTACTAGATTCTACAGGAGCTACAGCCATTTGTGTAGCGTTACGGACACCATAACTACGCATCAATGCTCGTAGACCTTCCCAGTTTAATTCTGGAGTGAAGTCTGCTAATTCATTGACACCATTTGCTCTGCGTTCCCAAGGGAAGATAGCTTGACCATAATATGTCTTATCACTGTGTTCGCAACGACCACGCTCTTGTGCCAATTCAACACTAGATTCAGTCAAATAGTATGCTTGATGTTCCATCCAGGCTTTGACATCTTGTAATGCATCTGGTGTGCCATATTTGTAACCACGCTTTGCATGCCAGTATGCTAAGTTAGTGATACCGATACCAATTGGACGAATCTCGTCATTACTTAATTTAGATTGAATGGATAAGAAGTCTTGGTAATCGAGTATATTGTTAAGACTGCGATGTAAAATGCGGCAGGCGCGGCGCATATCTTCTGGGTGCCTAAAACTCCCCCAATTGATCGAACCAAGAGTACAAAGAGAGATGCGTCCATCAGCATCATCAAGGCGCTTAAAAGATTTTGTGGGAAGAAGGATTTCGCAATTATGGACTAGTATATTGTCTGCAAAAAAACATTCAGTTTCTGGGACTGATAAATCGTATACATCTGTGGGTTTTACTTTAATTTTTTTAATTTTAATCATACTTTTATTCTTCCTAACACATATTCTGTATTGTGTTTACAAAATTCTTCTTCATTGATAACTCTTACATTTTGTACACCGTTGTTGTACCAACGATGTTTTGCTGAATGTTCTGCTGCAATTTTTCGCTGTTCGGGACTTCTATGATATGGATCATATTTTACAGTTAGATTCAAGTTTTCATTTGTTTCATTTATTAAGTTTTCTAGCGATCCAAATTTATTACCTATCCACGCTAATGATATTTTATTGAATTCTACAAATTCTTTTTTCATTGCGTCCTGCAATAAATGCAATTTTAGATAACCTTCTTGACAAGATTCAGAAACACATTTCCACATTCTTTCCCTTCGGTCTTGTGTCAGCTCCTTAAAGTTTGTATTTTTGGAACCTGACATATCTCTGGCAGATTTTCCCGGTAACCCTTTACTGTGGTGTATCCATTCTCCTGATATCACCTTAGGATGATCTACTGGAACAGAGCCTTGCTTTTCTCTAGAAACAGCATCAACCACTGGCATCATTCCAGTTCTTGCTTTACTAATACATTGGTTGCCTAGCAGTCTAAGATGTTCCATTTCTTTGAGAAACTTTTCATCAACTTCTGATAGATTGATCTGTCGTTTATGATTGCCGGTCGCTTTTACAAAAAAGAATTGCAGGGCAGACCCCGCAGAATATTCATACCGAGTTCCTTTATAAATCTCATACAAGTAGTAATGAGCCATTAAATGCTCGGAAAAAGTCAATAAAATTAAATTTTCTGCACTATCTGGATTACCATCTAGATGTCCTTTTGGTCCGGTTCTCTTTCTGTTCTTGTATAAGAAATCAGGAACGATATGGTGTCGTTCATAGTAGGTTCCTTGATTTTTCATTCTATTTTCTTTTCTTGCATTATCAATTATATTCTTATAAAGTTCTTTATACATATGAATTTCTCCATAAGTATTTATTCTTGGTAATCAAATTTCAACACATAACTCGTCAGATTCTACTAATTCGTCGGCCCTTACATAACCTCTGTTCTTAGTAAAAACACGATGATCTCCTGTACATTTCAGAACATTACCGTTTTCATCTTCAATCTCATATAGTTCAGTAACCGTTTTAGTTTTAATTGCAGCCGAAATATTCTCCCAAGAAACTTCACCATTCTTGAAACTTTTAATCTTAGCGTTACCAAGTCCACCGAGTTCAAATCTTTCCACAGCACTGGCAACAGACAGTTGTTCTATGTTTCCATTTTCGTGTAGGAAAGTCACCTGAGTATCTCCTGTAACACAGCAAAGATTACTCTGGTAAATTGTATGATACTCAGCGTCAAATGGACCTTGATTCATTACATTGTCTATGAATACCAAATAGATACGACCTGTATCTGTTCGTTCTTTTAATATGCCACCTTTGAACACATCTTCTGCGTTCATTGTCTTTTTGCGTAGATCCTTGCGTTTCTCATATTTGACATACAATTCTTCAAATAGTTGAGTATTTGAGTAGAACGCTTCATACAAATCAGGCACTTCATTTGGATCAAAGAATGTAATATTTTCTTTGTTCTTAAATCGTCTCCAAAAGAATGCACTCAACACAACACCATAGTCCATAAAACGAACACGAGTTTCATCTGTACCTTGATTGTTCTTTAATACGATTAAGTCATCAAACTGATGATGCCATATTGGATAAAAGACAGTGGCGGAAGCATTGCGTATTCCACCCTGACTGCAACTACGTAGGTCGCCAAACCATTTCTTTAAAAACGGAATCATACCTGTATGCATGATTTCACCACCACGAATAGGACTACCTAATGATCGTAGACGACCAATCTCTAGTCCAATGCCAGCTCGTTTGCTAGCATACTTTGCCATCATTTCTCCAGAAGCAAATATACTGTCCAGATCATCATCACTGCGGATAAGAACGCAACTACTAAATTGTTTTGTTGGAGTCCCAAGCCCAGCAAGGACAGGTGTAGCGAGAGTAAAAAGGCCGTCACTAGCTGCATTATAGTATTCTTTGATGTAGCGCATTCTTGCGCTGTTTGGTTCTTCACTGTGAAAAATCGTTGCAGAAGCAACCATGTAGCGGATTTGCGGTGTTTCATATGTTTGTTTAGTACTACGGTTCTTAACCAAGTACTTCTCTATAAGTTGTTCAATGGCGGCATAACTGTATTGTTCATCCTTAGAGTGATCGATGAATGTATCCATTTTATTCCAGTCATCTTCACTATACCATTCTAATAGTTCACTGGTGTATAAACCTGTAGCTACATTCTTTTTAACGATTTCATAAAGACTGGGAGGTTCATATTGCCCATAAACATCTTTACGCAACATGCTTACACGCTGTTTACCTGCTACATATTGGTAGTTAGTGTGGCCAACATCTGGGTTTGATTCTACATCAATAAGATCAACAATAGCCCGTAATGTAATACTATCAATTTCCTGTGTAGTAATTCCGTCATAAAAGTGTGGGTTGCTACGAATTTCAATCATGCTCGGGCTTACATCTGCAATCCCTGCACAAATCTTTGCTACTTGTGCTTGCCACTTTTCTAAATTGAGTGGCTCTTTCTTACCTGATCTCTTGGTAACATTAATAATCATTCTTCACCTATTATAGTTTTTGTTTTATCATGTCCAAATCTATCTTTTGGACTATCTTAAATTGCTGTTGAGTTATATTTAGAACCGAATTGGGCCAGTAATTCAATACATATTTTGCGTTGTCAACCAGGACTATTACAACTTCTTCACTATTATCGTCAGTTGCGACACAAAAGTCAATGCATGTTACTCCCATTAATAGTAGTGTATATACCATACCTAAGCCACGGGCAAAGTAGCAATATTCATTATCATTGAGTAAATCCCATGGTCCTGGCCATGTTGATACTTCATATGGGTGAAGGTAATGATTGACTAACGGCGCATGTTGCCACCATTTGTCTATTTCTACACATACGGTTTCAACATCCGCGTTTTTTAGAGAGTTTCTTAGATCATACCAGTTCTGTAGTCTGGTTTCATAATTTAATTGGAATACATTCATCATATATACTTATCATTTATAAAAAATGATAAAAAATATGATTACTTAACTAGGTAGTTGTTGAGAAACCCAGCTTACTGTAGCTTCATCCCATGTATAGTATGTACCTTCAATTGGGTCTGGCATTGGAATAGGTGCTTCCCATAAACATGTATCTTCGTTTAGTATCCAACTAGGGAAAGGCTGTGGTGCATAAAATGCATCTCTTACACTATCGTATGTATAACCAATACCTGCATAGTTTTTGCGTAGTGGTCTACCTTCTGGGTGTTGTCCACCGTGTGTGTTATAACTGGTCTGTACCCACTGTGATGGATCACCCCATAGTCCTGTATTAAGAACATTTTGTTCAATAACGATTACCTGAGTAACGATACCGTTTTCTACTTTTGCGAAATGACTCATTTTTGTTTTCCTTTGAAAAATTAATTGATATTTATATTTATATGCTTAGATACAAATTAAAAAGTTATATCCATATTAGAATGTAATTGTCCCTGAACTGGTCCATGCATATATGTAATATCCATTAAGTATGGTATAACTTGGACTACCTGTTATTGATGACGGTAAAGGATAAGTAGTTGGATAACGAATGATTACAATACCGCTACCACCACTACCAGTAGTGTTAGAACCACTACCTCCACCACCTCCACCGCCTCCACCACCACCGGTGTTAGCTGTACCAGCAGTACCTGCAGCATTGGTTGAAGCAGTTCCAGCGCCACCTCCACCTAATCCACCTATACCCGGAGTAGTTGAAGAATATGCACCACCTCCACCACCGCCTGCGTATGCTATACTATAAAATGGATTGTATGGTAATGAAACAGCAGCACCGTTATTGGTTATAGTAAAGTTATTAATTGACGCATCAGTTAAATAACTACTGCCATATACAGTATTCAATAATAATGCTGTATATCCAAATGGCTGTATACTATTAGTTATGGTTACTGATCCGTTATTGGTAATAGAAAATGCATAAGGACCATTATCAACTATAGTAGAACTTTGTGCAGTTAGTAATACTGTTACAGGGAATGGCTGAGTAGTATTGGTTGTAGTTACTGTTCCGTTATTTGTAATAGAAAATGCATAAGAGCTATTATCAACAATCGTAGAACTTTGTGCAGTTAATAAACTAGTTTGTGTTCCTGTTATAGCAGCTATATTAGTTCCAGCACTTTGTGTTGCTGTTAATGGACTTGTTGGTGGTGTGAAGTTACCTGTATATACTGCTGTGCCTTTAACATATCTAAAGTTACTGATATATCCAGAGTATGGTCCTGATGGGGTATATCCGTTTGTAAGGTTGCCAATTGCAGCAAATGTTTGTGTTCCATCAAGTGCCGAAAAACCAGTAGCATTTAATACGCTAGTGGCTACACCATTTATAAAAATAGTTAAGCTATTGCTGTTAATTACTAATGCAACATGCGACCAGGTGTTTAGAGTAAGTGTTTGTGTGGTAGTGAAACTATAGTTAGTTCCACCGGTACTAGCTCTTATTTGGTATTGAATTTGACCAGTTGTACTTAATTGCCAAAGTAGTCCACCCCAGTTAACTGTTGCTGTGTTTGTAACTTGATATACAATTGGCGTACCGCTGAATGAGGTTGGGTACAGCCATGCTTCAAACGTGTATGTTGCCCCGGGGCTAACAATTGCAGCATTTATTGGAAGGGTCAAATATTGACTACTACCATTAAAACTATCACTATATGTTGGTGTACTATTTGGTAGTGCAGCTATATTAGTTCCAGCACCTTGTGCTACTGTTAGTGGACTTGTTGGTGGTGTGAAGTTACCTGTATATACTGCTGTACCGTTTACAATTCTTAAATTAGAAATATATCCAGGAAAATATAAAGTAGGTGTGTACTGAGAACCTATGTGAACAATAGGAGAAGTTACATTATAGTTAGAGTTATCTGTACCGGTTGCTACTTGTACCCCGTTAACAAATAAATAACCAGTAGTACCAGAACGACAATATGCAATATGATACCAAGATCCAGCTGTAATCCTTGATGTAGTTGTATCATAAACACTGATGGATCCAGTATATCCTGCCCAACAAAGTTGACCAGAAGAAGCACTGCCAGTACCCCAACCTAATGCCCAAGTATTAGTAGTACTGGAATTCCTAGCATCCAATAGAATCGGAGTAGTCGGAGTGGTTGTTGGATAAATCCACATTTCTACGGTGAAGTTGCTCGTACCGAATGATACACTTGTACCAGGAGTATATGTCAAATACTGACTAGTACCATTAAAACTATCACTATATGTTGGTGTTGTATTTATTATGGCATTTATGTTAGTACTAGCATTTTGTGTGCTTGACAGAGGTCCTGTTGGTACTGTAAAGTTTCCAGTATATACTGCAATACCGTTCACTATTCGTAGATTACTGATATATCCGTTAAAGTATCCAGCAGGTGCAGAATATTGATATCTACCAATTGCTAAATTATATGTTGGGGCAGATGCACTGTACGCAAAAGATGGTTGAGCAGATGATGCTACATTGATACCGTTGACATACCAAGTTCCAGTTTTAGTAGAACTGACGAAAGTAAATGCTATGTGTGTCCAAACTTGAGCTGATATTTTGCCAGTAGCTGTTGCAAAAGTAATTGATTGTCCGGTGACCCCTTTGTATATAGACATTTCAATTGTTCCAGCTCCAGAATTATTAACAGCTACATTGACACCAATTGACGCTGACGCCGCATCAGTAGAAAGAATAGTATATGCTGTAGCAGTATCATTAACCCATATCCATGCTTCTACAGTATAATCTGATAAACCGTTGTGTAAGAATGTCCAATTGGTATTAGTGCCGGCAGTTAAATAGCTACTGCTACCATTAAAACTTATACCACCAAGGTTGCTACCATAGAATGTAGTTACTGACCCAGCACCACCGTTACCAGGTGTTGATGTACTAGTAACAGTAGTACCTGCAGCACCTGCACCTCCACCACCACCACCAGAAATATAACCACTGCCAGATGCACTGCCACCACTATTACCTTGACCACTAGTACCGGCACCACCGCTACTTGTACCATATCCACTGCCACCACCACCTGAACCACCTAATAGACCTGTCACAACTCCTCCTGCAGAAGTGCCGCCTCCACCTCCGCCAATAGCAGCAATAGTGAATGGATTACTAGTAGATGAAGTTGCAGTACCGTTATTTGTAACAGTAAAATTGTTAGTTGATGAATCAACTAAGAAATTAGTACCAGGTACAGTATTCAATAATAGACTAGTACTTGTTATACTTGTAATAGCTGCTATGTTAGTACCAGCATTTTGTGTAATCGTTAATGGATTAATTGGTGGTGTAAATGCTCCTGTATATACTGCTGTACCGTTAACAATTCTAAAATTAGAAATATATCCAGTAAACCACTGTCCACCTGCACTTTTACCAATGTATAATGTGGCTCCGGATGTAGCCGGTGCACCACTACTAGTATTTGTTGCGGCTTGTACCCCATCTATCCAAAGAGTATATGTGTTTGTGCTTCTTGTAATTGCAAAATGATGCCAAGCATTCAAGCTTGCTGTTCCAACTAATGTAAAATAATTAGATGACCCGTTTCCAATTTCAACAGTCCAAGTAGTACCATTATGGTATAACATAAAAATAAAATTACCATAGTTAAAAACTTGGTCTACTGAATTGGTTGTCGTAGTAGCATAAACCCAAGTTTCAACAGTGAAATTAGCCGTCAAATTTAATGCAGCATTTGATGCAAGTGTCAAATATTGACTACTACCATTTAAACTTACACTACCACTAGTAGTATTTGCTATTGATGAGTTAGTACCATTGGTTCCAGTCACACCAGAAGCACTTGATGCTCCAGCACCTCCAGTACCAATTGTAATAGCGTATGAACTACCTTTGCTAGAAGTGATAGCATTAGTAGCAGTTAATAAACCACCGGCACCACCTCCGCCACCAAAGTTGTGACCACCACCTCCACCACCGCCAACAATTAGATAATCTAATATTGGATACCAAGATATTGTACCTGAAGTTGTAAAAGTATAAATGTTGAATCCGTTTGCAACAGTAAGTGTTGCGCCACCAGTGAATGATGAGGCTAATCCATATGCTACTGGGAAGCTGATAATAACGATACCAGATCCGCCGTTGCCTCCGCCACCAGGCCATGGGCCACCACCACCGCCGCCACCGGTGTTAGTAGATCCTGCACTACCTGGTGTACCTGAGGTTCCACTACCATTACCACCACCACCTGTGCCACCGTTTGTTTGATGTCCGTTACCACCTGCACCGCCGCCACCTGCGTAATAAACAGCAGATCCGGTTATTGATGATGCTACTCCTATACCAGCAGCACCTGTGGCTTCGCTACCGCCGCCATTACCACCGGCCGATCCTGCGCCACCACCGCCACCAGCACCTCCAGAACCACTAACAGTAGCAGCACCACCGTTATTACCTTGGCCAGGTGTACCAGCTCCAAAACTAGCTGATCCAACATCTTTACTAGCTCCACCACCAGAACCACCAGATCCACCGACATTACTATTACCATTATAACCACCACCACCGCCGCCACCACCTATCGCTGTTAATCCAAATGCAATTGAGTTAGAACCACTATTTGTAGGGGGAGCTGAAGAGGTACCACCAACGCCGCCGGCACCTACACTAACTGTATATGTTGTTCCGGAACTAATCATAGCTGTTCCAGATAGTAATCCGCCGGCTCCACCTCCACCGCCACCACCGTAGCCACCTCCACCACCACCGGCAACTATTAAGAAATTTATATTAGGTATGGCTGATTCAGTATATGTAAATCCACCGGAGAAAGTTATATTATTAAATTGCATCTATGTTCCTGTACTATTTATTTGATAGTATCATTCTTATTTATCTGTTTTTGGTAACACAATAATTACATGGTTGAGAGAAGTAATTTATATACCTGTGTATAAATTAAAAAGATATAGATCCTGAAGTGCCAGTCCAAGTAATAATATACTGTCCTGCAGTGTTGACTATTGTTGGACTACCTGTAACTACTGGATAATTAAAATTATTTGGATAAGCAAGTATAACTACACCAGATCCACCTGTGCCACCGGTGTATGGACTTGAGCCACCTGCACCTGCTCCACCGCCGCCAGTATTTACAGTACCTGGAGCATTTCTAGTGTTACCACCACCACCATAACCTCCAGTTCCATCAGAAGTTCCTCCATATTGAATACCGGCACCGCCGCCTGCTAAGTAATATGTAGTAGAAACCAATTGACCAGCAGTACTACCTACAATAGGGTTAGCTAAACCAACACCACCGTTACCACCATAACCATATGCAGGGGCATTTTGACCTGCGGCACCTGCACCTCCGCCACCACCTGAAGCATTTCCTGAGCCACTTGCTCCATATGCATGACCACCATTATTACCTTGACCTGGAGTACCAGCACCACCTGGGTAAGAACCAGTGCCACCACCTGTTCCACCACCACCACCAGAGCCTCCAGTGCCACCAGTATATGTATTACCTGCTCCGCCACCTATAGCAGTTACAGACACACTTCCACCTACAATACTAGAAGATGACCCTTGTGTACCACTTGAACCACCTGCACCTATTGTAATTGTATATGTGTTGTTAAACGCTGATGCAAAAGTACTTGTTAAAAGGCCACCAGCGCCACCACCACCAGAAGGAGATCCGTATACTCCAGTACCACCTCCGCCACCGCCCGCAACTAACAAATATTGTATAGAAGGGGGCGGTGTTGGAATATTACCAGTATTTGCAAAGGCTGTTGTTGGTGCTGTAAATGATGAAGTATAACGGGCGTAACCTTTTGTCATTCTCAGGTCGTCAATATAACCAGTAATATAT